AGTCGGTGTAGTCGGGGAAGAAATGGACTTAACTGGATTAAAGCTGGAGGCGTAATGGCTCACTTTGCCCGTATTGATGAAAATGGTGTGGTGCAACAAGTTGTCGTAGTGGATAACAAGGACACCTCTGATGCTTCTGGCGTAGAGAAAGAGCATATCGGCGCAGCGCATCTGGAAAAGATTCTCGGCGGCACTTGGAAGCAGACAAGCTACAACGGCAACATGCGTAAGAACTACGCAGGGATCGGCTACACATACAGGGCTGACATTGATGCCTTCGTGCCGCCACAGCCTTTTCCTAGTTGGACGCTTAACGCAGACGCGCAGTGGGAACCTCCGGTAGCAATGCCTTCCGATGGCAAAATGTATAGTTGGGATGAGGCAACTTTGACATGGGTTGAAAATGGACTCTCAAACGCTTCTTAACGCTGTCTTTGGCATTCTTTGCACTGCTTTTGGTTGGTTCTTCCGCGTGATGTGGGAAGCGCAGCAAGAGCTCCAGAAGGACTTGAGAGACCTAGAGAAAGGTTTACCTCACGCCTATGTCTTGAAACCGGATTACGAGAAAGACATAAGCGACATAAAAAACATGCTCGCTAAGATCTTTGACAAGCTAGACCATAAGCAAGATAAATGAATTGGTCAGACGTTCTTAAGGCGGTCATTCCTGTAATCGTTGCTTCGCTTGCTTGGTTACTAGGTCAGGTTGCAGACTTCTCGACGCGGCTGACAAAGATTGAGGGCTCCATGCCGGCGCTAATCACAAAGGAAGGTGTGCCTACTGACAGCCCGATCAGCGCAGAGAAACGGGCGATGCAAAAAGAGCAGCTGATGCAGCATATCAACGAGCTGCAAGTAAAAGTCAGGCTTTTAGAAGAGCGCGAAAGGCTAACCAAGAAATGATGACTTTGCTTTCGTCGCTTCTTTCCTTCCTGGCCGGAGGCGTTCCCAGGTTGCTCGACATATGGCAAGACTCAAAAGATAAAGCCCACGAATTACAGCTTGCTCAGCTTCAAATGCAGCGCGAACTAGAGATGGCGAAAGAAGGCTTCTTGGCTCAGCAGCGTGTCGAGGAGATACGAACGGAACAGGTACAGATACAAGCGCAGGCAGACGAGATGAAAGCGCTCTACGCGCACGATATAGCCCTTGGCGACGGTGTTTCGCAGTGGGTAAAAAATCTTCGAGCTCTTGTTAGACCAGTAATTACTTATGGCATGTTTGCGCTACTGGTCTTTGTGGATGTCGCTGGCTTTTGGTACGCGTGGACAATGAACGTACCATTCGATCAAATGCTTAATCAGCTTTGGGATGATGAGACGCAGCAGATCTGGGCTGCAATCATTGCATTCCATTTTGGAAGCCGAGCATTTGCAAAGTAAGTCTCTTGAGATGCTCAAGCATCACGAGGGCGTAAGGCTTAGACCTTACCGCTGCCCAGCGAGACTGTGGACAATCGGCGTAGGCCACGTTATCGACCCATCACACATAAGGGTGAAGTATGAAGAGAGACTCTCTTTACCGATCCCGAGCGGATGGGATCGAACGCTCACAATGGCGGAAGTCGATGAGATTCTGGCTGCGGATTTACAGACATTTGAGGCTGGCGTACGCAGATTATGTCCTGCTGGCCTTACTCCTAATCGCGCTGATGCACTCACCAGCTTTGGGTTCAATGTTGGATTAGGGAACCTTCAAAGATCGACGATCCGAATGCGGCATAACCGAGGCGACTATGCTGGAGCCGCGCAAGCCTTCATGATGTGGACAAAAGCTGCTGGCAAAGAGTTACCGGGATTGGTAAAGCGTAGGCGTGATGAGTCTATGCTTTATTTAAGCGAATAAGAGCGTCTTTCACCATCTGGCCGACGCTCTCACCGTGATGTTTTGCTATCTGCTCGATGAGCGGAAGCCGCCGAGTTTTAGGCTTCGACAAAAGCCAGTGAGCCCAATCCTCGACGACCAGCGGCATAACTTTCTCATAAGCTGCCGCAATTTCCTGTCGATCACTGCTGGTTACCTGCTTGATGGTCGAGATCCAGTTCTCCGAGGCTCCACGCTCGAAATGCTTTATGTTTTTCGATGGTGTCTTCGCATTCGGTCGAGGGCGGCTTCCAGCCGTACTGTCGCCAGATCTCTTCGACGGGCTTGAAGGTTCTGGGGGTTCTTTGCTCTGCAATCAACTCTCTCCAGCTCATGCTAATTTCCTTTGCATTATTTCAACTTCCGTTAAAAAAGTCATTACATCTGCTTCTAAGTCGTCAATGTCTTTTGGGTCTGGCTCGAACCTAACTACAAACATCTGAAGATGCTCAGGCAACCGCGGATCAAACGATACAAAATCAACCCACTTTCTACCCGTACAGGCAAGCTGAGCAAGCATCTGATTTTTGTGTTCAGAAGGTACGGTTCCTTTCATCATCCAATTTAGATGCGTCGACGTTTTTGGGCATTTAATTTCCAGTAATCCATCTGTCCATACGAGACCATCAGGCGACGCTGCAAAGCCGTGTATGCGCGGATGATCGACGATAGCGACTTGCTCTACCCAGATGCTTGTTTTGATCTCATACGCAGCTCTTGCAAGCGGTTCGTTGGCCGTTCCCCACTCCATGTACGCATTTGTATAAGACTCGATTGGTGAGCCTGTAAGACGCTCTGTAATGATGTCTGCAATGTAATTGGCTCGCGTTGCGGTTCCGGCTTTAGCGCGAGCATCCGATACTCTGGATGCCGTAACCTTACCGAGACGGGCGAGTTTCCATTCCTCGGTTCCCTGTTCCATCAGAACGGAACCTCATCATCGTTATCAGCCTCGGATTTGGGTCTGCCGCTCAACATCTGCATCTGATCGGCAACGATCTCGGTGGTGTACTTATCGTTTCCGTTTTTGTCTGTCCATTTTCGAGTTTCTATCCTTCCCTCGACGTAAACCTGAGATCCTTTCTTTACGTACTTATCGACGATCTCAGCTAGCTTTCCCCAAAAGACAATGCGATGCCATTCTGTCTTTTCCTGGCGTGTACCGTCTTGCTGCTTCCAAGAGTGTTTTGTAGCTAACACCAGGGTACAAACCGCAACCCCGGCATCTGTGTATTTGGTCTCTGGATCTTTGCCGGCGTTACCGATGATGATCGCTTTATTCACTGAACCCATAACTTTCCTCTTTCAAATAAAAACCCGATTGTTTTGCGGTGGGCTTCTTCCCACATCGCTTCTTTCTCTTGTTTGTTCATCCGATGCCCTTGGTCTATAGCCATATGACACCGATAACACAGGGCGGCAATCCTGTAATCGTGAGCCTTTATCCCTTTACCTTTCCCGTCGCGTAGCTGGTTACTGTGCGCGGCGACGACGGTTCCATCTTCCGAGCCGCACAACACACACTCAAACTCACGAACGGTTTCCAATAGTTTTTGGTTTCTATACATCATTGGGTGTTCCTAATCTCTGCTCTAGCGTTTGCTTGCTCTGAGCGCCAAATTTCGATTCGGGCTTGAGCGGCGATAAGATCCCATCGTAACTTTTCTTCTATCGCCACGGCTATTTTTAAGCCCTCCAGGAGCTCCAAATATTCCGGGTGAGCGTACGCATCGCGCTCCTGAGCTGAGATTGGCTGAGCGGTGTTTAGCTGCATTAGCAGGGCTTTCTTGCTCTTTCTAAACTCTTCCAGATACACGCGTTGAGCTCTAGCGTCTGCAAACTTTTCAGCATGTTTTAAGATGTAATCAACCGCGGCATGTGGGTCTCTCATTACTTGATTCCCAATGCAGTTTTACGTTGATCTTTAGCGGCCACAATTGCTTTCTGTAATTCAGGCTGGCCTTTGTATTCCGTGTGTAACGCCTCATAAACTTCCCGCAACGTTTCTTTTGTAGCTCCGGCGATCAGCATAAGTTTGTCGGTAAATTCAGGCGTATGCGCTTTTACTTCGTGCGTGGTTGCATCAGCGTCGTTATCGCCTTCTGTAGGTATGCAGAACGCTTGAAAGGCTGCGTACTTGTAAGCTGCGCTCATCGCTTTATTCGTCGCTTTGTCGCCGCTATCCATTGCTTCACCAAACGTCTTAACTGTGTGTTTAGTTCCATCGTGCGACGAGACAAAATCGAACTCAACCTCGACCACGACATAAAACAGAGACGATCCGCTTTTGCCCATACGCTCGCTAACCTCACGAGCAATTACGCGAGGCAGGATTACTAAACCATGCTTGCTGATAATCGGAGCGAGTGCGTTGTAAACATCATCTATCCCGCGAAACCCGTAGCCCTGCTGTACGTTTTTACGGTCTTTAGCAATACCTTGCTGGCAAAGATCGGCAGATACTTTGGCGATTAAGTTGTAAACGTTCATATTTACCTCACGAACAGGAACATTAGAACTCCGTAAAACATCCCCAATGCTATGTAAGCCAGCCATTCTATTTTCCTCATGATTATTTCCTGTAAAAGGGGCCGAAGCCCCGGTGATTAGTAATTAACGATTGCATCCCAACCTTCTTGCGTCATGCGTACGCAAGAATCTGCACCGCGCCCCCAATGAACAACTAGGCCGGCGTTAATTAAGCTGGTAAGCGTACCTTTATCTGCAAATGATCGAACAACTTCGCTTGTCCAGATTTCGCAAATGTCAGAGAATTGATCTGGAACTCTGCCGTTAAGAGGCTGATGTTCGTTGCACATAATGTTTTTGAGCATTTGTGCTTGGCCGGCTGTAAGTGTGGCAATCGCTTTCATCTGTATATCTCCGTAATAAAATTAAGCACTAAATTAAGTGCGTAAAAACATCTTATAAGATGTCTGTGTACAGGTGTAAAAAATAAACGGTTTAACAGACGAAAGGCGGTAACCAGCAGATGAGCGGCAAATCACCAACACAACGATCACTAGAAAAGCTCAGATCTGAAGGCTATCTCTGCCAGATTGTCGAGCGCTGGAACTCTCACGCAAAGATCAGGCAAGACCTATTCGGCATAGGCGACATCTTGGCTATAAAGGCCGGTGAGACGCTACTGGTACAGACCACAAGCCGGGGTAACGTTGCTGCGCGAGTGACGAAGATACAAGAGTCAGAGCATCTGTCCACGATCCTGGCGGCGGGCTGGAAGATCACCGTTCACGGCTGGGGAAAGCTAAAGACAGGATGGACTTGCAAGATTGTGGATTTCTGAATACGATTGTTGAGTAGTACGCATTGGCTAGGGTAGCTCCCGAAAAGCGGTTCCTTCACCCGCCTGCCACATGCACCCATCAGTGAAGGCGACTTTGAAGGGAAGTCTATGCACTATTACCCGCACCACATCGGGGACTTTTTACGCGACACTGTTTCGTTAAGCCCCAAGGAATGCTACTTTTATCTTAGGCTCATCTGGCTTTATTACGAGTCAGAAAATCCGCTGCCTGATGATGTTGAGGTTTTGGCTTTTAAGATTGGCGCAAGGGATGATCTTGATTGTGTTCGTATTCTGTTGCGTACATTTTTCAGATATGACGAGGATCTGAAATCATATACGCATCAGAGAATAGATGGCGAAATAAAGAAGTATCAACGCAAAGCTAAGTCTGCAATAGCTGCGAATCAGATCAGATGGGAATCTGAAAAGGGTCTGAAATCAGATGCAAAACAGATCCCAACCAATAACCAACAACCAAGAACCAATAACCAACAACCAATTATTAAAAAGGGCTCGGCAAGCTCGCTTAAGCCTGATGATGTTAGCGAATCAGTTTGGTCTGACTTCTTAGCGCTCAGGAAGGCCAACAAATCACCGCTTACTGAAACGGCGTTGAAGGGCATAAAACGCGAAGCCGTGAATGCTGGCATGACCTTAGAAAAAGTTCTGCAGCTTTGCTGCGCCAGAGGCTGGAGAGGCTTTAAGGCTGAATGGGTAACGGAAGAGGTCAAGAAAGATGATCTTTACAAGCAAAACATAGAAGCCATTTTTGGTAAGCGACGAGAAATCGACATTACACCCCACCAAGATCTGCTGGAGGAATAATGGACATTCAAGTTATTGAGGTCATCTTTAAGAAGATGGCGCTTACCTATGGCAAGGCTTTTATGGATCAGTACAGAGACGTACAGATGCAGGAAGTCATGCAAAACTGGGCTAAAGAGCTTGCCGGATTCAGACCGCATGAGATCGCTTACGGTCTTGAATGCTTGCCAGACAGACCGCCGAATGTCATACAGTTTCGCGCCGTTTGTCGGATGGCGCCGCCGCCTATCGTAAAAATGCTTGCCGCTCCGATTGATAAAGAGCGAGGATTGCAAGAGATTAGCAAACTTAAATCATTGATGAGGCGAGTATGAAAGACGAGAAAGTAGACCAAACCATCAAGAAAGCGGTTAAGGCTGGCAAATGGCCTTTCGCTGCGTTCGTTGGTAACAAATGGGTCAAGCCTAAGAAGATTAAGCCTGAGCCTATTCCTTTTGAACCAGCGCCGTGGTGAGTTATGACTAAGAACGAAAAGCGTTTATTTAATTACTGGCAAGAATTTATTGATAGTTATGAAGGCGCAGGGTTTAGTTATCAATTTATCAAGCAATCGCAATTCGTTGCTCCGGTTGGTAACGTCATGCGGCTCATGGTTCCGATCAAACCGCTTGCTACGCCTTTTATTTACATGAAAGTGCAAAAAGAATTTGAACAATGGTTAAAGGACAAACACAACTGGAAAATAAAGCTGTACTTTCACGTTGTCGTTTGGAATGAATCAATAGGCAGACTTGAAATGTTGTTGGCTGAAACAAGAAGTGTGCTCGCCGAAAAAATGAATTGAGGTAACTATGAAAGAACATCACGAACTGGTAAGACAACTTGCAAAGCCTGGGGAAGAGATCATCGACGATCTAACTCCGACACAAGCGTTTGTACTTCACATGGCTATAGGCGTATCTGGCGAAGCTGGCGAGCTGTTAGACGCAATCAAGAAGTTTGCGATCTACCAAAAGCCGTTAGACCTAGAGAACGTTGTTGAGGAACTGGGCGACATTGAGTTCTATCTACAAGGCATTCGGCAAGCATTCTGCATAGACCGCGAATACGTTCTGCAACAGAACATAGAAAAACTGAGGAAGCGTTACGGCAAGACGTATACGAACGAAGCGGCGCAACGCAGAGCAGATAAATGCCCGCCATGTAACGACGTTTGTGAGCAAGGCAGACTATGCCCGGCGAGGAAATCATGAGCAGAGAAGCTATGCAGATGGCGCTGGATGCTTTAGAAGCTAATTTAGGCAATTGGGCGGCAAAAACAAAAGCCGTTAAAGCATTGCGCCAAGCACTGAAAACAGAGCGTGAATGGGTTGGGCTGACGGATGAGGAGTGTATTGAGTCGGTGCCAGTGATGCCGTATGAATATGAAATTAACGTTCAGGCACTTCTTGAATACACAAAAATTGTTGAAGCCAAGCTAAAGGAAAAAAACGCATGAACCAGCAAGAAGTAATGATGCTTGCAAAGACGATGGGCATAATGATTTCTGGAAAGCCTGAGTTTGAGCAATCGGTTGCAAAGTTTGGCAAACGAATCATCAAGCGCTTTAGACCGCTGACTAAAACCCAGAAGATTTACTTGGACGCGCTGGCTGAGCCTAAGTCACTGCAAAACTTAGCGGATCAGTTTGGTTGCACAACACAGAACGCGCTGAAGATGATTAGGGCATTGGAGGCTCGCAAGCTGATCTCAAAAGAGAAGTTATTCAAGCAGCATGTTGGAGCTTGGTCTTACTACTACCAAAGAAAATCATGAGCGGCGATCACAATATGAGTGATTCCATCAAATGGAAATCAACAATGACCGATGGTCAGTCAAAGGTTCTTGCTTACCTAAAAAAACGTAAAACACCGGCGACTCTAAAACAGGTTCAGTTGCAGATGAAAACGGACAAAAGATCTTGCGACAGAAATCTTAGGAACTTAACCAGAAAAGGCTACCTAAAAACAAAGGTAATCGTGAATGTGTTGGGGAAAGAACGTGTTTACGAGTTTGTAACCGACAAGGTTCAAGAAAAACCCGTGGTTAAACAAAAGCCAAAGTTTCACAAAAGCAGAGTCACCGTAGAACCGAAGTTTTATAACAACCCGTTTGGCATAGGACAGTAAATGAAAATAGAAGCAAAGATGCAAGAGCATGATTGGGTAAACGTCTACTACGCGCATGACATCATGATCGTGCCGCACTACAGCAAGAAAAAAACGTTCGTGCTTCCAGGCGGGCGTGAAGTCAAAGAACAGACGCTGATCGACAAAGGCTACAAACCAGCAACTTCTTACTTGTGGCCGAGGCCGGTGTGACCCACGAGGAAATTATTAAGCTAGCGCGTGAGGCCAACATTAAGCAAGCCATTGAAACACCCCATTTACTGATGGTGCATGAGCTTGAACGCTTTGCCGCCCTTGTTGCTGCTGCCGAGCGTGAGGCGTGTGCGAAGGTGTGTGATGGCATGGATCACAACGGGGTGATGATTGCCGCAGACTGCGCCGCCGGCATACGAGCAAGGGCAGATAAATGAGCAAATGTTTGTTTGCGGCGTTTTCCGCTTACATCATGGTTGCTTTTGTAAACATGGAGTTAAACGCAGGATCATGGAATGAGTTTTCGCGTTTTATCATGATTGCAATTGCTATGTTTATTGCCGCTGTTTTAGGCGAGGGTAAAGGCGAATGAAAACCTACATAGCCGGTGAATCCAACTGGCGAACGCCGGAAGATGAAACGCCGCCGCGAGGGGTAAAGATGCTTTTACTTAACGCTGGTGGTGTTTGCGTAATCGGAACCTGGACGGATTGGGCGGTGGCATGGGCTCCGCTGCCCAAGGTTCCCGAGCATATAAAAACGATTCTTATGTCAAAGCATTTGAAAGGAATGCCATGATTTCAGAGATAAGACAAGACGAGGTAATTAGGATGGCAAAGATTGCCAAACTGCCAACCTACTTTAAGACAGGCGAGCCAGTGAATCTAAAAGAGCTGGAGGATTTTGCTGAGCTTGTAAGGTTCAACGTGAGCGAGGCAAGGCTCAATCACTGCATCGAACTATTAGAGAAACGTGGTCACAAAGACGCAGCAGACTTACTTAGGGGCGAAGGATGATTCCATTTACTTTTCCAACCGCACGACGAACAGATCCGCTAACCTCACATATGGCGGCAATCGACGCAAGGTTTAAAGCTAACAATCACAGGCGCACTGCCCTGCTTGCTTTACTGGAGCACAATAACCTTACCGATTACGAGCTCGCAGATAAAACCGGCTTACAGCAGAACAGCATAGGCAAGCGCAGGAAAGACTGCCAGGATGCGGGATTAGTAACGCACTACCGAGATGACGACGGAAATAAGGTAAAGCGACCCGCTCCGTCTGGAAGCAAGGCTTATGTGTGGATGCTTACCGATCGGGGCGAAGAGCTGGCAAAGCAAATTAAGAGGGAACTATGAACATCAACGACATGGCAAGGCAAGCATTCCTAAACTCGCTGACAGAAAACCTCAGTGATTTCGACAAACTCATGCTCCAGATCGACGAGATATGCGATATGGCCGAGGATCTGTCGTTAAGAGCTAAGCAGTTGGCAGACGAAGCAGAAGAACAGCTTAGGAGGTTCAAAGGTGAGTGAATGGGACTCTGTAAAGGGCATTGTGGAGCCCTGGAGAAGGCTTACAGTCGAAGAAATGAAGTCTGTGGGTAGAAACCTACTCACAAAGCAAAACGAGGCTGAAATGCTCATATTTGCCACGAGAATCGAGGCGTACATCATGGCATTGAATTCGTCAAGAAGTGGGAGTAAACTCAAAAAGTGACTCCTTCCCCTGTGAGTATTTGCCCTCTCCCCGAGGGCTTTTTTTGGAGCGCGTGATGCCAGTTCCTAATGATGCGATGGTTGCCGAGGCTAAGAAAGGCTTAGCTTGGCGTGAAGAATTTGGGCGCGGCGGAACGGCCATAGGCGTAGCGCGAGCCCGAGACATCATCAACAAAGCCGATCTTCCGCAACAAACGATCAGCCGGATGATTAGCTACTTCGCAAGGCACGAGGTTGATAAGCAGGGCGAAGGATGGTCTCCAGGCGAAGATGGTTATCCATCAGCAGGGCGTATAGCTTGGGCATTGTGGGGCGGTGATGCGGGAAAGAGTTGGGCGAACGCAAATAAGAAAGAGCAAGCGCAACCACAAGAAGTCTATACACCGGGCAGATTCATTATGTGTTTGCTTCACGCCGTAACCAACGCCCATATTCTCCATCTGCAAAGCCAAAGCTATGCCCAACACAAAGCGCTCGGCAGCTTCTACGAGGATCTGGGCGACTTAGTGGATTCCGTGGTTGAGCAGTGGCAGGGTCTAAATGGCAAGCTGATGAACTACCCCATCGAGTACAGACCGCCAGAGAGTACGGCTAAGTCTGAGCTGGAGTACATGCTGGCTTATGTCGCTGACTATAGAAGCTCGATGGGCGATGATTCGGCCATACAGAACGGCATCGACGAGATTGCAGCGCTTATGCAATCCACGCTCTACAAGCTGACGTTTCTTAAGTAATGCCGTACCGCAAGACAACAAAGGGATGGTTTTGGGGCAGTAAGGGACCATTCCCAACACTACAAAAGGCTCAAGCAGTAGCAAGAGCAGCATATGCTGGAGGTTATCGTGAGGATCGAGAAAGCATTAGAACATCTAGCCAACGAAAAGGATTTCATCTTCCAGGCCGTGTTCAACCAAGATGATCTGCCCTACTCACTCTATTGTTTATTCAACGCGCTTATGGAGCGTGAACAGTTAGAGTCAATCACAAGGCATATGACTCGCAAAGAGTCAGATCTATTCTTAGACTTAG